CAGCACCTTGTTACCCGATACTTGTTGCACCTTGTAAGTATTACTTTGTACCCAGCTTGGCATACCAACACCATTGGCCCAATATTTTACACCAAACTTAACACGAACAGTATTGCCTACTTGAATAGCGCTCTTAGGAGTATTATCAGCTTTTTGGCCTTGCTCAATTGCTTTTGTTTCACTCTTAGGATGTTCCACATTGCCATTCTTATACCCATTCAAAGTAATACCTAGCAAGTCAACATTGTAATCATATCCACCAGCAATCGCAGTAGAAGTGAATTGCCACATGTTAATTCCGGGCATGGATGGGAAGTAGTTATAATCGGGTCTAGTCATTACAGAGTAGTCGTGATATGCTGCTATCCATAAGCAGTTAGGGAATTCAGCTGTAATCCGTTGACGATTTAAGTGAGATAAGATATAAGGCTTGTATGAGTAAAGCACTGGAGTATAACCAGCTTCTTTTACTCTACGTAACCCATACAACACGTTATCTGTGTTAGCTTCCCTATCAGCGCTAGCACCACTTTCATAGTCTAGCGCAACAATACTTTTTTTTGGTGTTTGTACTTTAGGCAAGTAGTAATCAAGCATTTGTTTGGTTTGAACTTGGTTAGAACCCGTTTCCATATAGATATATGTGTGCATCCGCAACCCCATCGCAATCCCACTTGCTACTTGTGATTGATAGGTCGTTTGTGGAATAAATGTTCCATTATAGTAACCTCCAATTTGAGAAATAGCAAAGCTATCTTCAGGCGTTACTTTTTTAAGAGTGTTACCTTGATACCTAGAACTATCAACCCCATAATATCTAGCAGCGTTCACACTTATTGGCATTAAAAAAAGCCCAACCAGAATGGTTAGACTTAAGAGCAACTTTCTATTTAGATTTCTCATTATTTACCTCCTCATCTTGGTGCTGAGACGCGAGTTCTAAGGCTTTGTTCGCGATCTTGTCAATAGACTTGACTGTTTCCGTGTCAACAGTAACTCCATCAACCAAACCTAAAATACCACCGATCGTCAACAGCGTGTTTACAAGGTCCATGATTTGACCAACATCGCCTGTAAACTTAAGATTGAAAATCGCGCACAGCTGTTGCACCAGGACAATCAACAGCAATACCAAAGAGGTAATAGTTTTGCGATTCAGCTTGCCATCCTTATCTAAAAATGCCTTTCTCATTTATCATCATCTCCTTTCTCAAACAACGTCTTAATTCGTTCATGGTGTCTATCTAGTCTTCTATCATGTTCATCAACTCGTTTTTCCAAGCGTTCAAAAGCTGATTGTTGTTGTTTGAAATTCGCATTAAGCTGCTCGATATTTTTAGTTAGATTTCTTATCTGCTCCCCAAACGGTTGCAATGCAGAGCTAACGTTTCGATTAAAAATTTTGGCTCCGTGATTAACCAACCACAGCACAAATCCACCAACAATTGACATCACACCAAGAAATGATGCTATCTCCGCCCAGGAATATCCTAATAATGTATGCAACATTTAATCACTCCTTTTTCCTACCCACCCACCCCGCAGCTATAGTTATTATTCTGTTTCAGTTTCTGAGTAAACCTGGTCCTGAACTGTATAAACATACTCACGAAATGCGTTTGCATCATCTCTTACAGCTTTGGAATTTTTGCGATAAAGATCAACGTTAGCAATTGTTGTAACGATATCTTGACTCAACGCATCATTAGATGATACTTGCGCCGAAAAACGTGCCACCAATTCATCTCCTATTCTTGATTCTCCAGAAAGGTTGACTGTTTTTTGTTTCGTAAGTGCCATTGCTACTCCTCTTCTTTCTTTTGATTTGCTTCTGCTACCATTTGTTGCAATTTTTCATTTTCAACTGCTAAGTTAGCTAATTTGATATTAAGATTACCAATTTCAGCAGCAAGATTGCTGATGATTTTTTGTAGTTTTTCAGTATCCATTACTTATCCTCCTTATTTTCTGCTCCAATAATGTTAACTAATGACGGATCGATGCCATTCTCTTTACACAATGTTTTTTGTTCCCCGATGGCGGCTGCCATAAATTCCTGTTGACGTTTCTCGATAACCTTATCATCTTGCTCAGGCAAAATAGCCCTGCCATCATCAGAATAACCAATCGGCTCTGATAACCCCATCGTCCTAATGACAGGTGTGCTACCATCCCCCGTTAGGTATGTTTGCATTTCGGCAATTTCGTCGCCGTTAGCATTTTCGATTGTATCCGTAAGAACAATTGTTTTTTTCAAAGCCATATTATTTCCTCCTATTTTATAAATCGCGAACCTTGGACCCGGCAAACTCTCGGATTCCGCCTGAAGCAAAGGCAATCCCGGATGTCGGTGAAACTCGATTGGAAATCGCAGGTATCTTCCATTGCTGATACCAGTTGGACCACTGACACCACGTAAATCTCAGCTTGTTAGAAGCGCCACAAGAAATTTCCACATTTTCCATGTTCATAGTTCCCCACGGCTTTATGTCATCCCAACGAAACGCGATTCCTGATGATGATTTAGTATTTTCGTTGTAACCAACCTGTATCGACGGATAGTAATTACCACTGTTACCCCAGCGTATGTTCCTAATGTAAAATGGATCTTGACCTCCCGTATAGATTGTGCGTGCTTTGTCATTTTCCAATGTACACGTATCGTACCAGTGGAAGCCTGTGCCGACACCACCATACCCTGTTGCCGACCACCTCATCGCATTTGTCCACTCATAACCGCCGTCAAAGTTACCTTTAACAACCTTGCCTATCGAAATTTCATCCCCATTACCGCCGCTGCTACTTGGGCAGACTACCAATCCTAACCCGTTCGCGTTCGTGTTTGCCATATTTTCGCCGTAAGCTAGCCCGCCTGTCCAACGATAATCACCCGATTTTTTTTCTTGGCGCTTTATATGATACCCTCTACTGCCAAGATCAAATGCCCACTGATCCTTGTTAGCGGCTGTACCACCTTCAGCATGTATTCCTGACCCGTCTAATCTCATCCACGAATTGTTGCTACCCATCAGCTTGGCAATTTTAGCCGTCAGCGTGCCGGTGGTGATTTTAGATGCATCGATATTGATGACGTTGATTTTAGCCGCATCGATGGTGCCAGCCAACATCATGTCGGCCGTGATACCAGTTGCTTTTATCTTTTTCGCGAAAGTCGTCCCGTCAATCGCAACGTCGCCATTCAGCAGGATATGCTTTGAATCAATTTTAATCGCAGAGCTCGTCATGTCGATTTTCGAAATATCTGATCCACCGACGAGTTGGGCAACTTTTAATCCGATACCATCTGATGATTGCTTGATTGACGTCATGTTTGACTGAGTGTAATCATCTAGTTTGGTGAAGCTGGCATATGTCAGATGGACAGCGCTGGTAACCCCATTGTCTTTGACTGATATGCATGGCTTTACGCTTGTGATGCCATCTGGCACGGTTATGATGCCTTTAATCCACCCAGTAGTATTGCCTGCAACTTGACCAGATGGTCCCGTTTGCCAAGCAGCTTTTCCGTCTTTAGTGTACCTAAAGAGACCCCTAACGTTTATTGCGCGCCCGCCATGCACGCTGTAAAAGTTCGGGACTAACAATTCTACATAATACTTGTCACCAGGATTTACCTTGCAATCGACATTCCAGTACAGGTCATTGTTGTTAGGTGTACAAATGCACTTGGTATACCCATATGCACTGTAGCCGCTAACGTTGCTGATAACAGCTTTCGTTCTATAGTCATTGCACGTCCACTCCCCAACGTTTCCGTCTCCAAAACTCTTTTTGCCGATTAGCTGACTGCTTGAGTCAAGATTGTATTTCCACGCTTGTTGTTGAAAACCCGTTGCATCCTGTAACCAGCTTGAGTTCTGATTAATCTTAATCAACTTTTTCCAATCATCGGTGGCCTTTAAGCTATTGATCGTCGAGTTCTTAAGCGCATTCTCACGCGTCTGCGTTTCCGTTTTGGTATACACAGATGATGATAAAGCATAAGTACGCTTTACTTCTGCCTGATATGCAGTCAGTGTATCGGCCTGGTCCTGTATGCGCTTGTTAATGTCCCCATCCGACATACACCAGTCAGTAGCTTTAGTGCCTTTTTCGAGTTTTACGTGGCGGATAGCGATTTGACCTACAAACGTACTTGTGGTAAGAAATTCTATATCAATTTTCATTGCGGAGGTTGAAGATGGAACACTCCCGGTTGCGCTCATACGAACAGTTTCCCCGACTTTCAGCGGAAGTTCTTCGCCAATTGCGTATCCATGCCAGTTGGATCGCTCACGTATCATCACTTGCGCTTTTGGCAGTTCTGATTTGCAGCTTATCAGTTTGACATCAAGACTAGCCGTGTATGTTCCAGGCTCTGGCTGTCCGACGGGAAGAATATAGTACCAGACTCGACGACCCGATGCTGCTGACGAAGACGTAAGCAGTGTCCAACCGTCCTTGCATGCCATGCTGTTATACGAGTAATCTCCAATTTTTGTGCTTTCCATCGAGCTATTATCTAGTAAATTTGCTCCACCAATCTGTAACCCGTCGATTTTGCCATTAAGTGCCTTGTACGATTCAGTTGTACCGTATGCATCAGCAACTTTTTTGGCAAATCCGGAGCCAAAATTACCGGTTGTCCCATTATAGTCAAGCGCACTGATCAAATTGGTTGTTTGCTTTTTTGTTTGACTGGTTTCATTGCTGTAGGCAGATACCAAAGTGTTCAAATCGCCAGTTGCCCCATCCTTACCAATCAATTTCCTGATAGTAGTATCATAACCGGCTACTTTCGTATCAATTCCGCTTGCCTTAACCACGCTGTTGGCGAAACTTGTCGATTTCATCGTACTTTCAATGTTTTCGGCCCTGGTCTTTACAGACTTGACATCACTCGCGAGCGTGTCAACTTTATCTGCCGTCTGTTTAAATTGTGTCCCTGTTACATATCCGTTCAAATCGGTTTTGTTGGCTTTTTGGCTTAGCGTGGTCGATGTCTGTTGCTTAAAAGTGTTGTATTCACTGTCATCGACTTTAGAATCAACGAGGGATTCAATTCGGTTATTTTCAGCTTTAACGCTGATCAACCCGCCCCTTCCATCACTCAGTGCTGCTTCAACTGCACCCGCTCTAGCCGACATTGACGTAACCTTGCCATCAAGGGTAGCATAGGTAGCTTTTACGCCGCTGACATCTGACTTGACTTCTCCAATTGCTTTGCCGTTTTTTGTCACGGTTTTAGCAACGTCATCAACTTTAGCGCGCGCTTCACTTGCGCTGTTATTTGCTTCCGTTGCATTTGCCGAAGCAGTATCCGCAGTTGCCTTTGCCGCTTGAGCCGTTTCCGAGGCTTTAGTCACGGCCGTGGAAAATGCTTGCTTCTCAGTCTGGTAAGTCTCGTTAGGAACGTACTTATCATCGATTTCCTTGAACTGTGCATTGAAATCTTTGATGGCCTGGTCAACTTCCTTCTGCGTGTTATGCAGTTCGGCGGTTGATGTGATCAGCTCCCAGTTTCCTTTTTTGTACTGATACATCTCGGTTTCACTGTTGCCAAGGTCTTTGTACCACAAATCGCCTTCAACAGCATACAGTGGTTGATTAGCACCATAGAAGTTGGTATTCTTGCCATTTGCCGACTGTAGGGCAGACTGTGAATATTCTTTAGCCGATTGCACCGTATCTTGAACTGCGCTGATCGTTGACGTGATACTTGCTTTTTGGAAATCGTCGCCCAACTCAATCGTGTTGTTCTGCGCATTGAGCAAATCGTGAGTGACCTTATATACACGCGTCAGATACTCTATTTTTAAATCATGCCTGATAATCGCAACAGTATCGCCCAAATTTAAGCTACCGACGTCTGTAACTGACGCTTTAAAAGAGACCTTAGGCCGTTTCAATTCTTGCAGCTTATCATACGTTGCCTTTATCAATAAATTTTTATCATTGATTTTGTCAAATTCGACAAAGCCTATTCGCGGTTTACCGTCAGAAAAACCATATACGGCCGTTGCAGACGGATCTTCGAGATATTCTTGGCCAGCCGGTTTATCAAGCGGATTACCCGCCGATTTTTTCCAAACAACATCAGCAAAGGTTATCTTCCGGCTATAACCGTCAGGGCTTCCGTCTGTTCCTTCGCTGACCTGCACGCTCGATCCTCGACCAACTAATGCGGTTACCAGCTCATCGCTAGACTGTTCGCACGTTACGCTGAGCAGCTTATCGCCGTACTCAAACCGCCGTCCGGTTCTGGATCCCATTTGAGTGTACATGTTAACCAATCGCCTTTTGACCTGGTTGTCAATCGGATCAAAAACAACGTCAAACGTGATCTCCAAGTTAAACAAGTTGACCACGCTCTGCAGACTGGCTAACACGGTCGTATAGTAAAAATTGGTTGTTTGCGTGCTGGTGTCAGCAATATAACCGACCGAATACCGCGTTTGTGCAAGAAGCTGCGTCAACATTTCTTTAGCAGTCCGATTTTGCGGTCTCAAATCCTTGATATATGAATATGCGCCCAGTTCGTCATATGCCGATTCGACTGCAGTATAGCTGACCTGATTGTCTTCTTGAGTTTCAGTCAGAATCTTAAAACACATATATGTTGTCGCACTTGGCCGTTGAAACAATACGTACAGACAGTCATCACGCAATTTTTTAGCAACAGTAAATTTTAAGCTGCCAGCAGTGTTAATCTGTTCTTCAAAAGTTGCGCTTAAAATATCTGATGATGCTATGCCGATGACGGCTTGTTTCTTATCTAACTGATACAAAATCACAATTTTTTCACCTCGAATCTGACCAAATATCTACCATCTGCATTAAACGTCAGCACCGTATTCTTATCAATCGTAAAATCGGCGAAGTTGCTGTTGAGCGATACGCTCGACAATACGCTTGCACCATTGACGGTGCATGACAACGTTCTAAAATCAACTACTATCTTTTTTTCGGCTGAAACTGACTGATTTAACGTAAACTGTTTGCCTTGATTGCTCGTCATCTGAAAAGTAGAGATGGCTGAACTAGGCGTAAATTCAACCGAAAGAGGAGTGTTAGAAAATTCACTATCGTAATCGGCAAAAGCAACCGTTTTGCCAGTGCCTGTTTTTTGCCGTGCGATTGAATAGCAGTATGGGTCGCTCAACATCACTTCGATTGAACCTGTCGGGTGTAGCGTAGTATCGTCAAGCGTAACCGATGTCACTGTGCCCACGTATTTATACAGCGGATCATCGGCAAATGAAACGACAGTATTCTTAGCTGCAGTAATTTGTTTGAGCTTACCCAACTTGGCCATCAGATCGGCTAGGCTGACAGATTTAAGGAAAAACTTAATCGTCAGCTTTTTTGACTCTAGACGTGAACTCAGATACTTGGCACCATCGCTGGCCAAATCCGTAGCAGTTACCGCACGGGTAAACCCGCCTCTGCCAGATACAGAAAGCGTGGTGAAACCATCTACGCTACTATCCAAACAATGACCGCCATAACTAAATGCCACTTGAGATTTCATCTAAACCCTCCTTCCTAAAATTTATAATTGCGTTGGAACTGTGCTTTAGTACCCTGTGCTTTGGAAATGTCATCAACGAATGCCTGGAAATCACTGCTGCCAAGCGTCAGGTTTATCACAACCGGCGTAGTACCACCCGGGGCAGTACCTGTTTCAACGTTCCCGGAGGTGGCTAATGTAGCAACCGGATTAGCAGTCAGCGTATCAGCAATCGTACCACTCATGCCCAGCACGGTTGACTTAACGTTTTCAAATCCGTTTACCAGTCCCCCGTTAAGCCCGGCCATGATTGCATTGCCGGCCGGAATCAGCAGTTTTTTATCATAGCTGATAGGGCCCTTATGTTTCTTAATCCACTTGGCAATACCTCTTACAAAGTGCTTGACACCTCCCCAAGCGGATTTGAGACCGCTCAGAAGACCGTTCATGATAGCTGCACCGGCATGCCATAAATTGATGTTCCGCAATCCGTTAAATGCAGACCTAACACCGCCCAAAACACCCTTGACGCCGCCAGATACGTTGGAGACGCCACGGCCGAATGCGCTAAATGCTGCCTTAGCGCCACTGACGGCTCCGCGTACACCGCCGGATACGCTGGAAACAACGCTGCCTAATCCATGCCATGCTCCTGATACTGCACTCCGCAAGGCATTGCCGGCAGACTTCAAACTGTTCCATGCGATTTTCAAACCGTTGACTACACCCTTGACGCCTTCACCAGCGAGCTTTACACCATCCTTGATTCCGTTCCACGCAGTGCTGACAACGTTCTTCATCGTTTTAGCCGCACCGCCCAGACCACCGAACTGACCGACTAACTGACCAATAAACGAAGCAAGAGCTGTCAAAACCGGTGAAAATGCCTTAAAAGCTGCAACAACGACATTGACAATCGGCGTCAACACTTGAATGGCAACTTTAACAGCATTAACCGCAAACGTGATTGTGCTAAGAACGCCCTTGAAAACACCGCCAAGAAATGCACCCAGAACTTTAAAAGCCGGGGTCAGCGCTCCAGCGATTGTTTTAAGCAGCGGCTGGCATGCGTTCCATAAGCTGGTTACTGCTTTGATCAGCGGGCTGACTGCCGGCAATGCGACGCTCGCAAATGTTTCAAACCCTGCCTGAACTGCCGGAAGTACAGCAGAAGCCAGTGATTTCAAGCCGCTGAAATCAAGATTGTTTATACACGTCTTAATCGTGTTTATTACGGGCGTCAATGCCTGCTGAACTTTGCTAATGCTGCCCGAAACGCTGCCGAAATCTATTTCAATGCCAAGATTCGAGAACATCCCTTGAAGTCCCTTTTTCAGTTCCGGAATGGCAGCCTGTATAAATGTCGAAAGAGCACTCGGCAACGTCGAAATCAAGCGGCCTAGCATTGGTACAAAATTGCCAAAGAAGAATGTTGATGTAGTCTTCGCCAGCGCGTTCAATGACGGAGTTATGTCTAACTCGCCGTCAGATAGATTGCCAAGAACATCCTGAAACGAAGCCTTCATCGAGTTGAACGACCCCTGAAGCGTAGTTGATGCTTCCTTGGCCGTTGTACCCGTAATCTTAAGATGTTCCTGAACCGCATGGATTGCCTTGACAGTATCGCCAAAATCGCCGACAGTGTAGTGTTCCCCCGTCAGCTTTTCAGCGTCCTTCATCAGTCGTTCCATTTCGGATTTAGTACCACCGTAGCCGAGTTTCAAGTTGTCCAACATTTCATAGTTGCCACGAGCAAGAGATTGATACGTTTCCTGAACTAGTTCCATATCGGTGCCCATTTTATTAGCGTTATCTCCCATGTCCGTCATTGCGGTATTAGCCAGTTTTGCAGCCTTTTTCGTGTTACCACCGCACGACGACACAAGGGACGCCGCAAAACTGGTTACGTTTTCCATGTATGAGTTAGCCGACACGCCAGTTGTCCGGTACGCTTCCTGCGCATACTGCTTAACCATACCCGCCGAGCTCTTGAAAAGCGTCTCTACACCACCGATTGACTGCTGCAGCTTGCCACCTTCTTCAATCGAAGCTGCGATTGCCTTACCGATACCGGCAGCCGCAATTGCAGCTGTTGCAACCGCAGCTAATCTTTTACCAAGGTGCAGTCCACCAGTGGCGCCGGCTTCGTCAGCAGCAGGAACAACTTGATTTGTGATTCCGCCTGAAATTCCTTTAGCGGAAGGCACGATTTGCACATAAGCTTTGCCGAGCTCAATCGCCATCAGCTTCCACCCCTTTCAAAATTCTGTTGCGTTCCTTTTCAAATTCCTCACCGCTGGCAAATGACAATCCGACGCTTTCTTCGGCATTTCCTGTCAGTATATCAGTCAAGCTGACAGGCTTGTTGCGGTTTTGCTGAGCGTCTTCCGTCTTTTGCCAGACGAGAATGCTTAACCTGTCTAGAATGCCCGCAGACAAAAGCGTATCAAGCGTATATCGCATGTCAGCCATTGCCATTTTTATGCGCGAATCGTCTCTTAAGCCATAGCAAAAAACAGCTACCCGGTCTGCAGGTAGCTGTCTGTAATTGTAAATGCCATACGTTTCAGCCAGGTCGCATATCAGCGCATCCTCATCTGTGTTAATGGCAGCGGCAAGGAATACTATTTTTTTAAGGTGGCCTGTGTGGAAATGATGTCTTCGAACTCGATCACCATTTTCTCGATGTCAACCACTCCATTCTCGTCTCTGACATGATCTTTCAAATCCTTTACGCGGTCACCGATAAGCTTTTTGAAAATCTGCGGCAGAACGAGCGGATTATCATCCACCTCTGCCAGCAGCTCGACCAGCTCATAGTCCTTGAAAAGATTTTCATCAAATTCGTACTCAAATCCTGTCTTTGTCTTGCCTTTAAGCATTAATAATCACCTTCCGCCTTTGGTTTGACAATGTACTCGTAGTGCGTGTTGGATTCTGCGTCAGGGAAGCACGTTACTGTTGTCTCATAACCGACATCATCACCGTCAGCATACTTGATTTCGCCAATTTCGGTGACTTTCCCCTGCGGAATCACAATTCGCTTCAGCACATTGTCCCTCAACACCAGCTCAATGACAATCACGTGCTCTTTAAGCTCAGTTGAATTCGATTTAACGACTACTCCTGTGTCAAGCGTTCCTGTGACATTGGCATCACCATACACTTCCTTCAAAACGTCAACATTCAGCACTTCGGCCAAAGTGTATTTGAACGTATCCGTCTTTTCCTTCTGGACGGAGTTGATGATGTCACCGCCCCACGCCTTGATATCATCTGTCTTGCGTTCATCCGAATTCTGAATGCCGTCATCTGACACGTATCCAAGGCACTTAAACGCTGTATTAAGCGCACTGGTTGCGTCAGTCGGCAATGCCGTCCCGGTCGGAGCGCTGTAAATGGCACCGCCGACTTTAGGTTTTGCATTCGTGACATATTTGACTGTTGTTGCCATTATATGACCTCCTTACAAATAGTTAATATCATATACCGCCTGATAGCGGTAATTCTTAGTTTCAGTATCAGTAAAATTGTAGCTGCCGTTAAGATGCGCACCACCGACGTTCTCAACCGTTGTCAGCCCGTCCATTGCTCGGATGACATCCTCATTGAGCTTCGCCGCATTATACAGTGATGTTCCGTACGATTGAATGGCAACCGTTGCCTTCTTCAAATGATTTGACTCACTGCCGCCCGTTTTATCAAGCAGGACATACGGTACAGTAACGCCTGTTTTATGCTCCAAAAGCACGGGAACATCAAGCACACTGTCAAGATACTGTTTCAAAATGAGTTCAATCACGTGCCGCATTCACCGCCTTCAGAATCGTATTATGCTTCGCATTACTGCGTTTTGCCTTGATGGAATCGGCATATACCATAGTGTTTGCACGATTCTTGCCGACATATATGTCCTGTTCGTATCCATCGCCGCACCGTTCCCGAATGATTTTAGCCTTAGCCTTAAGCCCTGACTGCATCTCGGACGATTTGAGCAGCTGTGCAACACCGGCACGGTTTAGTACAAAACGGTCCTCACTCATATCGTTCCACCATCACTTTCCTATTCCACGCCAGCGGTATCAAGCTTTCGATGCCTTCCTGAGGAATGCCCACAGTTCGCCAGGTCTGACCAAAAAACTTGACCTGCCGATTGGCCCAGGTGTGCGAATCTCCTTTAGGTATGGCTAGCTCATACACGATCTTCTTGCCAGTCAAGCTCATCTCGGCAGTAACATCATCCGTTGACGCTGGCGCTACCAGAACGTTGTCAACCGCAATCTCTTCCTTGACCGTAACTGGCTGTCCGAACGGGTCTTCTGATTCCTCTGTCTCGTCAACGAGAATAACTGTAATTCCTTTAAGCATACGGGTCAATCACCCCGTATCTCTGACGTTTCAATCCCAGGCGCTTAAGCTCAGTGTCCTTGATAAACAATCCACCGCCAGGAACAAGGAATGAACCACTGTAGGAGTAGCCTAAAGCGCTCTCCGTCATCTGTGTCATCGGTTCCTGATCAGTTGACGTCATCAGCGTTCTCGCTACAACATCAACGGTCACAGACTTTAAAACGCTCGCATAAGCATCGCTGTCGGCCGCCAGTTCATCAAGATTTTTGCCTACTTTGTCCGCTTCGACACGCAGACTGTCAGAGACAATCTCCAACAGGCCTTCCGCACGCTCGCGTTCAGTCGGCTTTAATACGCGCCATAATTTTTCAAGATCTTCGATGGTTGCGAAGTTTGCCACCCTACCACCCCCTAAGCTAATCTATGGTGACTATTCTGCCGGTGCTTTGATACGTGCAAACGCCTTCGCGTCAAGCACGCCCCAACCGATAAACGACTCGGCACGAAGCAGTACTTCGTTGTTTGCCTTGAGGTCGCGACCCGTCTGATCAGGATCACCGTACTCGATGACCTCGAGCGGGATTTCTTCCGAGTAGCCCCACTTGAAGGCATTTTGGAAGTCGCCTGCAATGACATAATCGTTTTCAGACGTAGTGCCTTTTGTCGCAAGCGTCTTGTTGACATCAGACGTCATGCCGTAAAATGCATCAGGATTCTGACCAAAGCGGAATTCAGGATACTGAACTACACCGTTAACCTTAACCTGTGCCAGCGCCTGACCAGCTGCAGGGGAAAGTGCGAGCCCTGTTACGTCATAGTCGTTGGCAACAACCGTTTGAACGATTGCGTCAATCTGATCATCGATTTGTTTCTTAGCGTCAAAATCAACGCCCGTTACCAAACCGTCAAGAGAATTTGTCGCCTTGAATGAAGCATCAGTGAGCGATTTCGGTTCAAGACCATGGATTGCTGCCAAGTCAAAAGCAACCGCAATCTTTTTGGCAAATCCATCGCTAAAAGCTTGAAGGTAATCAATCTGTTTTTCTTCTGAGCAATACTTAAATTCATCCGAAATGCGTGCCTGATAAACAAACTTCGTGGGGCGAATAACCTTCGATTCAAGAGTTGCCTTGCCCGGCTTCTTTGTTTCGCCTTCGCCTACAATTTGTGCATTGCCTTCCAAATTAAAAACAAACTGTTGTGAGCCGTTGAATGGAATCGGTGTTTGTGCGCTGAGTTTTGCAAGGGTTGAGTAGCCCTTGACCTTCGACATCAATTCTGTGACAAGCTCCGGTGAAAAAGTTGTACCGCCTTTTAATGTGTCAACCATAATATCAATCTCCTTTTAAATTAATGTTCTGTAAGCTGGCGCGTCATCTGCGCCCAGCCTTTATCATCAACTGCTGGTTCTGTCGATTTCAACGGGGCAGCCGACTTAGGCTGCATGTATCCGGCCAGTGTTTCTGCATCGCGCTTCAGGCTGTCTTCATCATCACCTCGTAGCCGATTGGCAAACTCAAGTGGCAAACCACTCTGCAAAGCCACGCGGGTTTTCATTTTCTCCGTTTCATAACCGGAAATCTTGGCCTGCAGGTCTGCGATTTGCTTGTCAAACTCGCCTTTTTCCGATTTGGATGATTCGACCGTCGAATGCAGCTCAGCATTTTCAGTTTCAAGTTCCTCAACGCGTTCCCTGAGCTTGTCGTAATCGGCGTACTTCTCCTTCTGACGCGCCAAACGCTCTTTTACGATACGATCAAGTTCTTCCTGCGTTTCGATTGTTTTAAATTCAGACATATCACTGTCTCCTTTCTCCGCATTTCCCGTGCGTTCGGTAATATCAGCAAGCTAGTAGCTTACTTTCTGCTTTTTACGGGGCTTGAGGGTTGCACAAGCCCAGTGCGCCAGCAGCGCGCTGTCCATAACACTGATATCCATGTCATCAAACTGCGATCGGTACCCAAAACCGCCGCTTGAGCCAATGCTACGTTTATCACAGTTCGTTGTGATTCTGCTAAGCGTCGGCTGCCCTGCGTGGCACAGCGTTTTTTGATAAATCGCCTGTTCCCACATCGAGTTGGCTGTGATGATTTCCTTGACGGTCGGCAGTACCACATTTTTGACATGATAGTCCTTGAGTTCGTCAGCCAGGATCTTCTGACGACTAGCTCCATCAATCACGATTTGCTCCACATAAGCGGATTTTAGGAAATTAACGATCCACTGATTACCATTGCGAACTGATTGACAGTCGATGGTTTCAACAAACACCCGCTTATCTGCGGTATGCACCGCAATGCTCAACGCAGCGTTTGCCCCGTCTTGACCATATTTGACACCGGCAAAAAGTTTGCCTTGGAAAGTTGGCAAACTGTCAACTTTTAGCGCATCCCATTCAGCTGCTGCAATTGCAGATTTCTGATTGTACGATGGCCAAAAGCCTAAACGCTGAACGTTGTGGTCAAGCTTGTCTTCACCTAGTTCGGCTTCGATTTTGCGTTCGGTCAAGTGAAACCCAAGTGACGGATTTGAGTTGTACCATGCATCGATGTCGTCGATTTCCTTTTCCTCAGATACCGACCACTCCGCCCAGCCGGAATATTTTGCCTGGCCGAACAGACATGACTTGCGATATTTAACAAAAACAGTCCCGGAAGAAACAGGAGTTGGCGGTGTCCCGCACATGACTGTCATAGGATTGTTGCTGTCGGTCACCGTGTACTTGAGTGCCGATTCCTGTTCGGTCGTATACTCCTGCGCCTCGTCGATAACGAGAAAATCAAAGCCTTCGCCCAGTCCGCCATTGGATGTCCTCGTACGAAACTGGATAATTCCGCCCGTCTCATAAAGTTCGATGCGTTCCTGTCCCTTAGCTCTTATTGAGTTAAAATCATCGCCATCAGTCAAACCCATCTTTTCAAGATATTTCTTGACCTTCTCAAAAGATGAATGAGAAGTGCTGATTCTGTGCGCCGTATGCAGCATGTTAAGCCCGTGCTTAAGTCCCCACAGTTCAAGAATATAGATGATTTCCGTTTTACCGTTACGGCGGGGTATAGAAAAACCGAACTTCTGATGCACCCATAAGCCATCATCATCAACAGCCATGATTGACTTGACAAGATTTTTCTGCCACGGGTAGCTCTTCAGCCCGGTTTTTTCGTATATTGCGATTGCTTCATCCGACAAGGATCCAGTGTATGGTAGAATTACCGATTGAGTAGGATTCTGATTGCCTAGTCGTTTTTCAGCCATGGCCTTCTTCCTTTCAATCGTATTGCCCAGTTTAACGCCATATGACAGGGCAAAAAAAGAGTATAAAAATAGCGGTTAACTTAATTAACCGCCGAATACCATTTCGATTAAGCCAGCCACATCATAGTCATTTTTAGCCATGTTTGCACTTCTTAAACACGTTATGGAAAAATAAAAACACCCTTACGGATGCTTAGATTTTAATTTTTCTTGTTCTTCTCTACGCAGTTTTTCAACATAATCTTTCAACTCTTTTGCTCTTTCTTTTTGAAGACGCAGTTCTTCTTCGGTATAGTCATCGTAAGATTCTGAATCAATTCGTTCCTGATAATATTTTCGAGCCAATTCCTTACTTAACATAAAAATATCACCTCAATTTATAAATATATAAACCAGCCTCTTTTTTCACTAACTCTAAATCAGCACCACTGTTTATAAGAAACTCTCGCTGCTTTCTATATGCTTCATCAGCTATCAATTCAACGTAACCGCCATTACTTCCCCTGGGAACAATAATCGCCACATTGGGTACCTTTCCTATTACCGCCTTTGGCATAGCTGAAGTACTTAAAAACTTATTCAACCGCTTATTAAGTTTTTGGGGTAATCTATCATTTCTGTATACTATTATATCATCTTTCAGTTTAAATTTCGATAGGCCTTTATTTATAAAACCTGCATTTCTCAAAATGATTTCCTTTTCTTTTTCATCTTTTGGGAAATAACGACCTTCCAAAAATTCATTGATTTTGAAAAACAATTTCTTGCCATCATTATCTGTGCCATTATACGTATATTTATTAATCGACCTTATCTCTTCATCTTCCAAGTCTTTTTGCCATATTCTTGCCTCTTTCCTTAAAGACTCAACAGCCTTCGACGTAGGAATCGGATTATATCCCAATGACCTTGCCTCCGCTTCGGCTGCAGTCTGAATGCTGTCTTTTCTTCTAAAGCCATTATCGCCTTTTGATTTACGAATCCTTTCACGTTCGACTTTCGATTCGTTTCTCCACCCCTTAGTGTGTGCATTCTGCACGCCTCTTCCGTCCTCCGGAAAATATTCAACAATGCAGCGACAGTTATCATGACGGCGATAGATCTCTTGTTTAACTGGATAATTGTACGTTCCCGCCAGATTTGCACACCACTTGCAGCCGTTGCCAGCATATCTTCTGACGATTTTCGGCTGCAGACCTGCGCTGGCGTGGAATTCAACGTTTTTAGCAATTGTGTCATCAACAACGGACTGCGTGAAGTTAGCAATCGGACTGCTCATCACGAACTTGTCATTTTCAAAATCACCTTTGGACAGGCGCTCAATCAATCCATCAACCTTATTCTGATCAATGTCCGGCTTCAGTGCGGCTAGGGTCAAGCCCGCCTTTCTATTTAGAACTTTCTGCACACTAGCCGCCAGTTCAGACACCAGTTTATAATTGGTACCCAGCGTTTCCTGTAACAGCCGTTGAGCAATATTGTAGTACATTGTACCGTTAGGCAATAATTCGTTTGTTACATGTTTTGTCAGGGCGTCAGAGAGCATGCAGCCGACCTCATATGCGTACTCGTAAGCGTCAGCATATGTAGCTGACTTATCCTCAAGCTTCTTCTGCACCTGTTTGACAATCCCGTTAGCAGCATATGACTTTTCAAATTCGTCACAGACCAGTTTCAGCAACTCCGGCAAGACATCATCAGTCATCGTTTACCACCTCTGACTGTGTAGTAATCTGCGGTTTGGTGTTTTCTGCGCCGTGAATGCCGGTCAAATCCCTGATGGTCTCGCCCGTCACAAATCCCGGAATCGCCTGGTTGAGTTTGATTACGCCATCGCCAATCAGCGTCAGCGTATTAGCATCGGCCTCGAATAACGGTTCCCACTTAACCTCAGTATCAACAAAACGGCTGCGTGCATAGTGGAACTGGTCCTGAAGACACACCGCCGTATATGCGCAATTCAACAGGCCACTGCCCAGTGACCGCTGCGCCTTACGTCCAGCCAATCTCAGATTCTCGTGACTGGCCTTTATTGCCTCAACTGAAGACGGATTATCAGACGCAAAGCCCAAATCATCAAGTGTCAATCCCATTTCTCCGGCAAAACCGGCAGCTGCGGTTTTCAGCTGCTCGGTAAACGGAGCCATGCTTGCGGTCGTGAACTGGCCGACAGTAGGACGGTCGCCATCATCATCCTTGTCAATCCTCAAAAGAGATGAAACCGTTGCTCTCCACGCATCCATCGGTTCAGCGTCAGGATCCATGCCAAGAATGTATTTCTGCGGATACGAATAAAATTCGGCCGTGACGTCGGCTCGCTCAAGCGTGCGTTTGGCGTAACGCTGATAATACATACCTGATCTGGTGATTCTTGACCGACCAAACGGTCTGACAGCGTCGGGCCTGTGAATGACCGGAACAAGCAGCGGCATACCAGCGGGATTGGCGATTGAATATGGCGAACCGCCTTTAGGGTAATACCATGTTTCAGCAGGCGTGAAATACGCTTCCAGAAGCGGTGCCTCTGTATCAGTATCTCGCTGAAGTACGGCATATCCTTCCGTTAGCAGACCCGTAATCGGGTCAATGACACCCGTGGCATTAGACGCTTCAATGACCTGCAGACGCACAGGATCAGCAGAATCAGAATCAGCAGAGACGTAGACAAAACAGCAGCTGCCAATCAATGCCGATAGAACTGCGCTGTCAAAAAACACATCGGGATTGTTCTGCTTAAAAATCTGATTTACTCCAAAATCATCATTTGCAAATTCTCTAAATACCAGTCTGTCTGCCAAAGCGTCAACACCCTTCGCATTCCACCCGAGTACCGCACGATACCGATCACGCACGCTAGGCGGGATAGTCAGTCCGACGGGGGAATCATGATATTTAGATGCATACTGCCTATATCTCATCAGAACCCGTGGTCTGACGGTTGCCAGCTTGCGTTTCAGGTACCCCATACCCTTAAATTCACTCACTTTATCTACTCCTTTCATGTCGCGCGAGAAAAAATGTACAGTGACGGCGGGAAAGCACGGACGGACCGTGGAGGGGGGCTATACCCCCCTGTATCTGGACCAGTCCAGTGACTGCGGAAGATTCCTGTTGCCGATTACTTGAGGCTTCTTTTTAAATCCACTAGCATATAGCTTGTCCGATTTCTGACGGTTGCATTGCCAATGAGCCAGCTGCAGATTGTCCAGACTAGATGGATGACCACCCTTGCTAATCGGTACGATGTGATCAATGACAGGCGACAATGGATCCGGAGCTTTTAGTGTCTTGTCAACAGGCTTGCCACAAATCCCACAGACGTTTTGTGTCAGTAATATTCTTCTCTTATTCTTTTCAAATGCAGTCCTGTGCTGTCCTTGTCTGTCAGCTCTGACCATGCTGTCACCTCCACTGGTGGTATATAAAAAGGCAAGGGATTAACTTGCACTCCAGGGGGATGCTTACCATCTTGGCATGGTATCCCCAGGGGGGTGTTAATCTCTTGCCTTTTTCGACGTTATCATAATAGCATGTATGCACGGTTACTTTGTATACACTCCAACTACACTCTTACTACACTTCAACTACACTACAACTACACTACAACTGCACTCAAACTACACTGATTGACTGAACGCCCTGAATGTAAAGCTTGGTGACATAGCTGCAACTATAGCTGACATCGTCCGCTATCTCTTCTAGAGACTGCAGGCCGATGAAGTATCGGTCCAAAACCAACGCCTGTTTCTGATTGTCGAGAGCGTCAATGCATCGTGTAATGTCTGTCCTGTCCTGACGTGCATACTTGAGAAGCGTGTTGATTTTATCTTCCAACTCTTCCCTTTGAATAAGCTTGTCTGTCAGCGTTATTTTGACTGATGATTTAGGTTCACTGCTCATGGCTGGGGACTTGAGCACGATAAGATCACTGTCAATCTGCGCCAGTTTATCTTCCAGCCGATGAATTTTTTCCATCTTCTTTCGATACTGAAAAAGATATGCTTTATTTGCCTTGAATATATCTTCCAAGTAATATCACTCCTTTTGAATGCGTCAGTCACGACCCGCCTTAATCATGGCAATTGCCGCAATCATTCCGAAACAACTGACCAGCTGAAAGCGTAATTCCACCATGACTGGTTCCTTTATCAAAATCAGCGGTAGCATAAACAGAATAATCGATGCAATCAGCAATATCTTGCCTGCTTTTGTCAGGAATTCCTTTCGCAGCTCTTCTTCTATAGCTCTGTCAATTCGGTCTAGCTTCTCAGCATATCTTCGTGCTGCTTCATTGTAATCATATTTATCCTGTCTCACTTTTCTCTCCTTCCAGTCCGTTTCTCACTTACAACGCAACCCAGATCACGGTTCCCACGAACGCAAGCGCCACAAACAATCTGTGGCAGAAAATATTCGCCAACCATTGCTGTAAAAACGCATATTGACGCTATCCACATAAAAACTTTGCACCAGTCCATTTTCATTCCCCTTTCACAAGAATTTTTCCACGTCTCACTTCATATTCCCTGTCGCTGGGAGGTATCGGATTGTCTTCCGGGTACTATTATGCTTTTGCTTCTTCATACGTTTCTGCGAAAATATCCGGCTTGCATGGATAAAATTCTCCCTGAACTCCTTTGATGATGTAGTCGCCTTTTGCCGCAATCATCAATCCCTCAAGGGTCTCTATTTTTAAAATCGGGCTGTCTGTGTCAGCGTAATCAATCTGGACTGGATCTAATCCCAATTCTGATAATTTTAAAATTGATTCTTCAGTATCTACGAACTGAACCGCCTCAACCACAACTGGTTTCTTTCTGTACTTCATTTTCGTCCTCCTAAACTCCGGCCATGCCACGCATGACTGTACTTTCTTCCAGGTCTTACCACCGACACTTTCTTCCTGCGTTTTCTGGCATCAGCTTGCATGATTTTGTCGATGCTCGCCAACAAATCATGCTCTAGTTTTGAGCTGGTAAGTCCATAGTCTTTCGTGATACGCATTCAAGCGCCTCCTTCTCGGCTTCTTCAGGGCTGTTTGCTCTGATCAGCTTATTCGTAATCGTTCCGTCAACGTGGACGGTTACCAGGTACCACTTCACGACATCTTCTCCTTTCACTATCCCAGCAACGCCTTGCACAATACCCACATTGCTGCAAACCATAACAGCAACAACGCTGTTACTAGACAACCGGCAAAATCAGCTGAGTTCCTGTTCTTCATCTGACCACCCCCTTCGACTTTTCAAGCATGTCTTCCTGGTATTCCATGATGCAGTACAAAAATCTGTGCGCCAGTTCGTGGTCATACCGGTTATATATGATGTCCAGTGTGCTGACCACCCACTCGAAATACTTTTCTGAATCGAGCGGCACCCGTGTCAGCATGACATTGCTAGCCGCCATCCATTTCTGCAGGTCTTTAAAGTACGCTTCCCAGTCCATCTTGATTCATCTCCTTGATTTCGATATAGATTCCTGGGACATCCGCCCAGTATTTCTCGCTGATCAGACTGACCACGAACCGGTCGTCGTCCCAGAACCCCAGTCTGGTCATGCAGTCTTGAAGCAATTTAAGCATGTTGTCCACGTCGGGCTTTGTCGTCTTGTACTCGCCGTCAACGTGTTTACCCTTCTTCTTGAAACACCACGTGACCACCAGACGCAGCGGACCGTGCATCGGTTCGCCAGGCTTATGCTCGTCCAGTCTCTCCATCAGCAGAGCCCTTGTCTTTTTCAGTTTTTCAGGCTCGTAGAAAATTGGTATACCTCTGTTCACCCTTACTTTTTTCTGTTGATGAGTGCATGTCGGCACGTCTTCCAAAGCCACAAAAAATGTCATTCCCATTCTCATTTTTCCTTCTTTCCATAATGCTACACTTTTAATTCTCAGACTTTCCAATTCTCATTTTCTTTTTCCGACACTCCACCCCCCTTCCGACAGTGCCATGACACACCCCCTTAAGGGGTTGGTGTGTCATGGACTTGTCAGTGCGGTATTTCTGGCCTGTCATGACACTTGCGACACACCAATGACACACCCTGGTGTGTCGGCTAGGGGTAGTCATAAAGCTAAACCTTTTAACATTAATTTAAAATTAAATCCTTTCTAATCTTTAGAATCATTCTCGCTCTTTTGTGGAGACTTCAGCCAGACTTCCCCACGGCTCACGATGAATTTTTCCGATTTTTTTATCCGGCGGTATACTGCTCTGTCGGAAATATCGAGTGCCTTCATCAGGTCTTCAACGAGAACTGGTCCACCTGTTCCATCGAAATCCAGGTTGCGGAATGCCTGTTCGAATTCATCTGCCATTTTCTTTGATTTCTTTTCGTTAGCTTCATTCATCGCTTCTTTCCAGGATCGTCCGTTCTTCTTGTAACTGTCGTCAAGGCTGATGTCTGCCAGGCTGTCGTCTTCCCTGTGGATAGGATAATCAAACCAGAAGTTACGGGGCTTCGGGCTGGCAAATTCACGTAAAACTGCTGACAGTCGCCATGCAGTCTGTGTATATGCTTTTTCTTCAGCTTCGCGCACACGCCGGGCGTTGTCCTGCATAATCTGCTCGTAACCGGAAACGGCACGGTGGATTGCCACCATGACGTGGTGACCCATGCGCTCTTTGTTGGTCATGTCGTCCGGCGTGATTTCCTTGAGATAGTCCGGGCGGCAAGTGGCGATTGTCTTGTACATTTCGACGCACGCCATTTCAGCTGCATGCTTGTCATAACGCGCTTCGTCCACCGGCAGTTCAGTCAAATCAAGGATTGCGTCAGGGTCACGGGCAAAGACGCCGGATCCTGACGAGCGGTCGATTGACGATTTGCCCCCCTGCGCACCTTTTGAGTGGTGGTGGGCATATATCACTGCACAGTCCAGTTCGGTGGCGACCTTGTCAAATTGATTGACGAAATCGGCCATGTCCTTTGCAGAGTTTTCGTCACCGGTCAGCACTTTGTAGATTGGGTCAATCACGATTGCGATGTAGCCCATGTCCTTTGCGCGTCTGATAAGCTTCGGCGTCAGTTTGTCCATAGGCGTTGATTTGCCACGCAGATTCCAGATGTCAACATTGACAATGTTTTTGTGATCATAGCCCAGGGCGTCTGTGATATCTACAAAACGTTGTTTGGCCGACCGTCCGTCCAGCTCGAGGTTGACGTACAAAACGCGCCCCTGCTGACATGGAAAGCCCATCCACGCTCTGCCGTTTGCAATGCTTAAAACGAGATTAATCAGAGCGAAACTCTTGCCGGCTTTTGATGGACCGGCAAGCAGCAGCTTATGTCCCTGCCTCAGAATTCCGCTGATCAGCTCCGGTGCCAATTCAATCGGCTTGTCAAACAGTCCTTCCAGATTCTCGATTTCAGGCAGATTGTCGTTCATGTCCTCGATGTATTCATGCCATTCTTCCCAGTCGGTTTTGCCGATGTGGGTAGCCACCAGGAACTGTTTCTTCTCGCCACGCTGAAAGCCCGGCATTCTGGTCAAGCGCGACGGATTCTTGTTCTGCTTGTCAATCCGCATTCCGTTTTTGTCAAGGACCGAGTACAGATAGTCGACCCTTTCCTTGTATTGCGGATAGCTCGTAGCGTCGACCTTGACGATAGCATGAAGCGATTTGCCACCGGTGTATGTCAGTGCGGCTATCGGCAGTTCGAGCTTGCGGTAGATTTCATGTTGCAAGCTTACCGGGATGGAATCGGACTCGACGAGCGAATATTTAAACTCGGCCACGTTGTCGTTTTTGACACCGTTTCCGTCAAGCGGATTGAGACGGCACCATGCGCCTGCTTCAGGATCAGGATCGCCGAGGACCGCTCCGACGTCTCCACCGTTTCGCCTAAGTGCGTCTTCGATTTCGCCGGCTGACCACGTGTAGATGCCCTGATCGCCGGGGACGTACTTGATGTTTCCGTCTTTTTCGTGAGCATAAGCATTGATCACGAACCCCACGATATCGCCGGGCTCGAAAACAGCCTTGAGAAAGTCCGTGATCTGTTTGGCAGGATTCCATACTTCCGGCGGCTTGATTTCCTCGCCGTCCATGTAGCTTGTATCGAGCAGCTTGTAATCCTTGTCGATTGTCGGATTGTACCGCTCTTCTGCTTCGACGGCATCGTCCCACCCCATCGTCTGCTGATTTTCTTTGCTATGCGCTGATGTCCATCCCCCGTCCTTGGCCATCTTAGTGATGGTTGCGCCCGTCACTATCTGACCATCATCATCAAAACCGTTCCATTTTCTTTCGCATTCTCCGTCATGATATCTTGCTGAATCGCGCTGAGACCATGTGTCCCAGTCGTCAACACTGTATCCCTCGTGTTTGAGCGCCATGCCGACCTGTACCCAGCCGTTGTAGTCAAGCATTGCCGGGTCGATGTAGTCGAGCAACGGCACCAGATCGAATTTTTCCATTTAGTCGTTTTCCTCCTTTCGAAGGCCCGCCGAGGGAATCGAACCCCCGTTACACCAGTGCGGGCTGTCAGCTTTTATGGCTGATACTGTGCCGGAACAATGCCGACTGGAATGCGCCATCCATTGGCTGAGATACGTCCAATCATTCTACTTGCGTGTTCAAAAGACCACTGACCGACATGCAGAAAACCTTTGCGTTCCAAGAACCGAATTTGTTTTGGCGTAGAAAGTCCTTCCTGCTGACGCTTGCTCAGCCTTTCCAGAATCAGCGCCGCTTTGCCGGCATTGCCTACATCGTCGGGATTGATTCCGAGATGTTCCAGGCGTGCAATCTGTTTCTGCGTAGGCGGTCCCATTTCCCATCCGAACGATGGTACATAGTCCGCCAGGTCTTCCGCCTGGATCGACATTTCGAACTGGATTGGGTCTACCAGCTTCTGCTTGCGTTTCTGCATTTCCTTCAAATGCTCGGCGAGCGAATTCTCGCGCTCTGCAATGACATCTTTTGACGCCTGTTCTTCTGCTTCGCCGATATCCGTCGGTCCGCCTTCTCCGTTTTCCGCTTCATTTTCGAGATTCTCAGTCATTTTCTGAGCAACTTCAGCACTCTTGCAGATGAGATGTGCCGGATGGCAGAGATCCATGCGGTCAGTGTGCCATAGAAAATCAAGCAGCAGCAGGTCTTTTTTGCCCGGTGCCAGTCTGGTACCGCGTCCGACCATCTGACTGTAGAGCCCGCGGACTTTTGTCGGCCTGAGCACCACCACGCAGTCAACGTCCGGGCAGTCCCACCCTTCGGTCAGCAACATTGAATTGCAAAGCACCTGGAACTCGTTCTTGTCAAAACGTTTCAGGATTTGTTCACGGTCCGGCGAACTGCCGTTGACTTCGGCAGCTTTCAATCCTTTCTCATTAAGGATTTTGCAGAATTTCTGAGAGGTTGATACCAACGGCAGAAACACCACTGTTTTGCGGTTCTTGCAATGTTTGACCATCTCGTCGGCAATCTGCCACAGATACGGATCAAGTGCATCGCCGAGGTCATGCGTTGAGAAATCGCCAGCCGACTGCTTGACATCGCTCAAATCAAGCTTAAGTGGGATGGTCAGCGCCTTGATTGGCGAAAGATAGCCGTCCCTGATCGCCTGCGCAAGCCCGTACTCATAAGCGAGGCTTTCAAAGTATTCGCCGAGGTTTTTCATGTCCCCGCGGTCAGGTGTTGCCGTAACACCCAGTACTTTTGCGTTTTCGAAATGCTTCAGCACTTTCTGATAGCCATTGCTGATGCAGTGGTGAGCTTCATCGACAACAATCGTATCGAACCAGTCTGGCGGAAACTGATCAAGGCGCTTGTCGCGTTGCATGGTCTGCACACTGCCGACTGTCACACGTCGGTATGACTGTAGTGACGTTTCTTCCGCCTTTTCAGTCGCCGTCTGAATTCCCGTGCTCTTGTAAAGCTTGTCTGACGCCTGCTCAAGCAGTTCGCCGCGGTGGGCAAGAATCAGACAACGGTCGCCGGCACGTACCTGATCTTCGATAATCTTGGAAAAGACAATCGTTTTTCCTGTCCCGGTCGGCAGAACAAGCAACGTCCGTTTCTTGCCGTCTGACCACTCTTTCTCGACCGCTTCACGGGATTCTTCCTGATACGGTCGCAGTTTAATAGCTTCGTCCATCTAATCACCGCCTTAAAACATTCCTATTCCCGGCGTGTACCCAGTTGACTGCTGCGGTTGCGGTTGTTGCTGAACCGGCTGTGGTTGTGCCTGCTGAACTGGTTGTTGCTGTGCGACGTTCTGTGGCGTTGTTCCGTCTTCCGGTGCCTTGAAACGCTTGACTTGATTGTTTGTGCGCTCTTCGCCGTTGCGAGAAGTGTACTGGTGTACTGACAGTTCGGCCGTTCCTGTCTTGCCGACAATGTTCCAGTTCGGCTGGAATGGCTGACCTGTCACAACTTGCTGGCCAAGGCAGCGGAAGAATTCCGTCAACTTCCACTGCATGGATTTGAGCAAATACAGACGCTCCGTAACTGTCGTTGTGCCCTTGTCGCCGCCGTCAAAACGCAATTGCACTTCCGCAAACGGTGCTCCGTTCGGAATCTTTGTCGAGTTTCCAGAATAGCGTTTGCGGTCCATGTTAATGACCTGGAATGGATACGTCCCTTCCGGAAGCGTCACAAACTGGCTTTCTTCGGCCGTGATAGGGCCGTCAAAACTAAGAAACTCATTGTCGTTCATCATGTTGTTGTTCATATTGTCGTCCTCCTTATTGTTCTGGGTTGAAAAGGTCTGTCTGCGATGACTTGATCGTCACGAAAATGTCCAGATCCTTCAACGCTTTCAGCTTTTCCAAATCAACGTCCGAGCTGTGTGCTTCAAGTGCAATCTGCACGTTGCCGTTCTTGTCGACCGTAAACTTCATAATGTTTGCGGCCAAATCTTCAATATCCAATTTTTCCATCATAACTTATTCCTCCTGTTTTCTTATTTACCGATTACACCAAGCGCCTTGTCCCAATTAGCAGCGATGTGTTCCCATAAATCTGCCGGGACGTTTTCCACTGGTGTATCGATCGGCATGAATCCGCCCTTGTAGATAATCTGCATAAGATCGTCGATGGTGATCTGTGAGCGGACTGCCAAATCCGTCACGCTTGCCGGAACACTTGTCGGGAATTCGAATTCTTCGCCGGTCTCTATTGGCTGCTCGAACGGGTCTGCTTGCTCTGTGGCGGGGACTGCCTGTTCGAACGGGTCGGCCGGCGCAGGTTGCGGTGCTGACTGTGCCACTGGTTGTGGTGCCGTTGTTTCCGTGATTCCCGTTGCAGCATTGTAGTACGGTGCGAATGTCTGGAAATCAAAAGACATTACGTCAGGCAGACCAATGCGGTTCTTGGCATCCCATGCCGGCATGTGCGTCGTATAAAGCACACGTTCGCCGCCAGTGCCCTTCTTTTTGCCGTTTTTGTCCGTGACCAGAACCGTCCGGTAGTTGGCAAACAGAATCATATCTGCCCACTCCTTGACAAGAGCCGCATCCCTGCGTTCAAGCTTGAGCGTGTACCGGTCAAACTGCCCCATTTCGTCAGGCAACTCGGTCTTTTTCTGCTCGGCATGCGCCGTAATGACAACGTTCATGCCGGCATTTTGAATTTCCGTCAGCGCATTGAGCATTTTTCCCATTTCGTCAGACAACGCAACATAACGCGCACCGTAGTTTGACGAATCAATCGCTTTCCAATGGTTGGCATTCATCAAGTACCGCTTGGCAAGTGTTTCTGCCCAGTCCGCCGTATCGACAATAACTGTTGTTGCCGGCTTGTCGTATTTGATCCACTCCAATTCTTCGAGCAGCATCGTCCATGACGTCGGGTCCGGGGCTTTCTTCGCATTGACGAAGCTTGTCGACCCTTCCGTATCGATGAAAAGTGCCCCTGGGAACTGGCTCGCAAACGTCGTCTTGCCGATTCCTTCAACACCATAAAGCACTGTTTTCAACGGCTTGCTCTGCTTTGTGTCTTCAACTTTAAATTTCATTAAAACGCACCTCTTCCTTTCCAATCTAACGTTTCAGCTTTCTCCTGCTTCTGGCTTGTTGCTACACTGGCATCTCCTCCTTTAACTCTGCCGTCTTCGATAATGATCGAGCACTCGTCACCCGTCGATACACGGGTCGCAATGCACTGCAACCCTTCTTTTTCAAGCCATGCGCCGAATTCCTTGAGCGTTTTTAGATCCATCTGTTCGAGCTTGTCCATGAGAACAAACCCGCATTCCGGCTTGAGTTTCCGGACGATTGCCGTGGCTACTTTGAGCTGCTCTGCGCTCGACATGCAGTCCCACTCAGCGCCGTTATACGTCAGCTTGCCGTCTGTGACCGAAAGCCCCGGCAACGGCAGGTCTGCACTGTCAAGCAGGTGCTGGCGTTTCTCTCGGATGTCGTCGATTTCTGACGACAGGTGGTCATACCGGGCACGGTGCTCCCGCGCTTCGTCTTCGGCTTTCTCGCGGTCCAAATTGGCCCTGACACGGCGGTTAATGTCGTCAACATCAGCGAGCTTCTTTTCGATCTCGGCCGTCTCTTCATCGTGGAGATTTGCCACTGTCTTTTCAGCAGTTTTCAAGTCTTCGGTCAGCTCGTTTCTGCGCTCGTATAGCATTTCAAGCTCTTCTTCCGTGTCAATGATTGCATTTTCAGCTTCGTCGAGCTTTTTCTTCAGTTCTTCTTTCTGCTCCCGTTTCTCGCGGTTCTTGGCATTTTTCAGCAGGATTGCCTGCTGTTCCTGCACTAGTTCATAAACGCTGACTGGCTCGTTTGGCGTGTCCGGGTAGTACACCATTTCCTTGGCGTACTTTTCCTTCTGGTCAGCAATCTGACCGATGGTGTGGCGTTCGTTGTAAAGCTTGTTTTCGGCCTGGTCAAGTTTTGCCAGCTGATCGCCAACGCCGATGATTCTAAGCAGTGTATCAGCTTTTGATTTTTCCGAAGCTTCCATGAACTTCGGCAAGTTAAGTGCCAGTTCTTCCGTGAAAGAGTTAAGCAGCTGTTGTCCGCCCTTTTTGCCGGAAGGGTCGATTACTTTCAATGCCGACGTCTTGCCGGTCCTTTCCACAACAAGCCCGTTGTTCATGACCAAGTGGAGCTTAGGCGGCAGAATCGAATCGTGGTTCTGCGCCCCGGACGGCTTGTACTTGTTTCCGCCCAGCGCCCAGACGATTGCGTCAAGCACTGACGTCTTCCCTTGCGCGTTATCGCCGCCGATGATGGTCAGACCGTTTTCTGACGGCTCGAGCTTTACGGCTTTTACGCGCTTGACATTTTCAATTTGCAATTCTGCAATTTTCATTGCCATTCAGATTCCTCCCATTTTGTGTTACAATTACAATGTTTATTATTTATGAACCGCCCGATATGTCAGGGCGGTTTTTTAATATCCGAGCTTCTCTAGCTCTTCAAGCATGGCCCACAGGTCCCGCCTTACCGGTTCCCATTTCTGCCAGTCTCGCTTAACCAGCGCGTCCATGGCCCAAAGCAAGCTATGCGGTTTCTTGGCTTGCTTCAGGAAGGCCTTCACGATTTGTTCCGGGTCCTCCGATGGTTCAACGAGACGGGGATTGCCGGTCTTAGGATCTACCATCAGGCAGAATTCCTTCTTGTATTCCATAAAATCACCCCCTTACGATGGCGTCTTTTTCGCCATCCAATTCTTCTAAAAAAGCGGCAATGCAGACAACTCTTTCTGGTGCCCAGTTTTCCGTAATGTCTCCGACAGTCCAG